TTGTTGGTTAAATTTGCTTTACAAGATTTTTTAGAGGACAGAGAGTTTAAAAATGTTTCCCAAACAACTCTTGAAAGTTACAAGGTAATCTTGAAACAATTTGAAGATTTCTGTACTACTAATGAGTTACTTAATGTTGAAGATATTACCGTTAATACTATCAAGAAATATTTAATTTATTGCCAAAAGAAAGGTAACAATGCAACAACAACTAACTCAAAGTTACAACGTATTAGAGCATTTTTAAACTATATGATTGAATGTGAAGTTATTGAAAAGAATCCTGCTAAGAAGATTCAGAAGGCTAGAGAAGATATTAAAATTGATGTTTTTACAGATTATCACATTAAACAAATGTTGAATTATTACAGAAGGTTAAAAAATAGAGAACATGCCTTTCATTCTTATAGAGACTACACAATTATCGTTACCTTATTAGGTACTGGTGTACGCTTGTCTGAAATGTGTGCATTGAAATGGAGTGATATTGATTTCACTCAACAAACTATGTCTCTTTTCGGTAAGAACAGAAAACGTGAAACTATTCCAGTTACAGAAAAATGTATGAAAGAACTATCAGCATATAAAGTCTTTTGCGAACAACATTTCAAAGGAAATTTAAATGAATACATTTTTACTAATCAGAAGAACGAACAAATAACACCTAACGCAGTAAAGAATGTGTTTAAACGATTAAGTAAAATCATGAATTTTCGTGATGTTCGACTTTCAAGTCATACTTTTAGACATACGTTTTGTCAGAAATGTATCCAAGCAGGAATGAGTACATTTGCAATTCAGAAGTTAATGAGACATTCGAATATATCAGTTACAGAAAAATACGCAGCCATGTGGGGAAATGACCTCAAAGAACAAAATGACAGATACAATCCATTAAATAACTTAGAAGTGTAGGAGGTCTATTAATGACTGAACCAACTAAAAGTGAATGGTTGGAATTGTTCTTGGAAGCGAAAGAAATTGGATTAACAGTTGAGGAAGTAAAGTCATTTTTAATTAATCAAAAGGAGGAAACTAAATGAAATCATTAAAAGAAACTATTTATATGATTGACGCTTATCTTTCACAAAAACAGTTAGGAACATTAATAGTAGATAGTGGACAAGCCTTCTTAGAATTACCTGTAGGTGAATTTATTACCTTAAATGACACTTTTGAAATAGAAGTTATTAATGATGGTGAATACTATCCAATTACTTATGATCAAGCAGTAAATACAATGTCTACTGATGGTTGGTCATTGTATGCAGGTTTAGATTGTATGGTAAAGCAAGTAATAGTTGCTTAGGAAAACAAAAAAGAGACAAGGTACTCGCAATACCCTGTCTCCACGCTTTTATTTTGTCGAATAAAAACTGAATAAGAAACACCTTATTCCCCTCTATTATAAAATTTTTAAAAATAGATTACAAGGGGTCTAGTTTCGTATTGTCTTTTTACTGAAAAATGACAGTTATTTTCCAAAGGATATACTTGAAACCTATGATATGACTAGGGTTTGAAAGTGTCCAATAGGAAAGGTGTTTCAGTGTGGGTAGCCGATAAACACACTATAATCAACTTCGTCAGGTTTAGGACTGTGCCAATGCATACAAAAACAGGATAGGATACAATAAGCATTTCCCTATTTCATGCTAGTATCTGAAGGGTGCGAACGACCATAACGGTTCGGTTGGAAAGTTTGAGGTAGATATACCTGCAAGACAAACCACATTTCCTGTCATGGGCAAACTTTTGACAGTAGGTTTGTTGAGAAGAAAATTCTCCGACAATAGGGTTGATACATACGGACACTATGACCGATATACAATCAAGTCGCTTGTCTATTGTCATTGATTTTTTTATCTTTGACAGTAGGCAACAACTTTGTCCAGCCGTTGCTATTCCCTCAACCAATCAAGCCAAAACCACAAAAACAAGTCAAGAGAAAAAAGAGATGTTCGAAGTTCTAATACTCTTCAACCCCTTGTCCCCCAACGGTTACAGTGTTTTTTAGTTTTTCTGTTACTGTGAAAAGAAAATGAATTTTGAAGTTTGGAGTGTAAATCCGAAGTTTAGAAAATGTGTTGTGAAGTCTTAGAAAATACCATCAACACTAGATTTCTCTAGGGTGAATTTGATGTGTTTAAAATCTTGTTACTAAGGATAGAGAAAAACAAACTAGGAAAGATTTATGTTTGAAATAGATCTTATATATCAGTATGGATAACACTAAGTACATCATGGCATTGAAGAGGATGGATTTTCTAAAAAACTTGATTATAAAATAGAAATCGTCATGTGGACAATCAGAAACCCTTAAATATTGTAGGTTTCATGGGTATGATATCAACTTTTAGTTTTCCTGTTATTATGATAGAGAAAATTGAAAACGAGATAAATGACGAAATAGAACCACCATTAGAAACCCTTGTTAAATCTATATTAAACAACGATAAAATTAAGTTTTAGTTTTTCTGTTACTGTGAGAAGAAAAATAGAAAAATAATATGTCCAAGTTTAGAAATTAAATTTTTACCTAAATGAAACCTTTGCTAACTCTATATCTACCAATGGATAGATCAATATTTAGAAACTTTGTTACTATGAATAGAAAAAAAGTTAAGAACACCTATTGGTATTTATCTGAACGGATAGGTGAAAAAATGCTCAAAAATGACAAAAATGTTCCGACAGATAAGGCTTCAACCATTGGTGCTATTGAGTTCTAAGTATCGATAATAGGAAGGGTAAAATGAAAGTGGAAGTAAAATGGAGAAAATGGTGGGTGGTCTCTAAGGGAGAAAAGAAAAGTGTCACGTTTTTAAAACTCTCTCAACCCTTGGTACATCAACATTCTTCTAAAATTTCAAAAATAGTAAAGTCGTTTAAACCGTTGGTACTATTGGATTCAAGTCACTTTTTATTGAATATCCGTTAAAGGAAGAAAAAGCATGTTCGAAAATAGAAACGTTTCTAACCCTTGATAAAACAACATTCTGTTTTCATAAGGAGTTACCTATAGTCGTTCAAATCGTTGGGAGAGTTAGCCAAAATACACATTTTAGATAATATTCTACAAAGGAAGAAAAGATGTAACAATTATATACCTGATAGGGGTATGTGTGAAAAGTAGACAAATAGAAACGCCACAAACCATTGGTACATCAACATCTTGTGAAAATTTGATATTTTTCAATACCCTCTAAGTGACTGATATTACTAGGTTTAGGGGTATATTTTACAGAATAACCGTTAAAGGAAGAAAATTAAAATGTTAGCGTGGACAGTTAGTGGTATTTATCTAGGGGGATATGCAAAGTAGAAAAACTTTACGACTCTTGACACATCTCTAGTAGAGAAAATAAACATTATACCCTTTGAAATATATAGATTTTTCGCATGTTTTAGCAGATGGAGATAATCGTCTATAAGGGAACTAGCGAAAATAAACATCATTTTAGGAAAATAGAACATCTTGGATGTGCATGAACACTAATGTTTTAGCACTTTTCATACAGTAGAGATAATCGTCTATAAGGGAAGAGGTAGTGTAACGCATTAGAGGTTTATATATCAGTATGGATGACGCAAGTAATTTTCATTAGTTGCCAATTGCTAATAATCTAATTGACCACGAATGAAGGTTATTCCCTTCGTGAAAGAATCCTCCAATATAAATTCTTTCATTTTTACAACCTTTCCTTTCTTGGAGTCACATATTTAGTGGCTCTCTTTTTTATGTTTATTAAAATTTTTTTACTCATATTTTTTACAATTTATTTTTAGGAGGTGTTGACAGTGGATTTAACACAAATACCTGTAGATGTTTGGTTATCACAGGGATTGTTTGCTTTATTGTTTGTATGGCTTCTTATCGACACTAGGAAAGAAGCAAAAGTAAGAGAAGACAAACTAACAGCACAAATTGAGAAACAAAATATTGCACAAGAAAAAATAGTTCAATCACTTGAACGTTTAGAAATGCAAATATCACAATTGAAGGAGGATAAATAATGGCAGAAATTAATACAAGTGGTTATCAAGCAATAAGAGATTTCATTCAGTCCAGTTGGAAGTATATCGAATTAAGGGATGATACTAACGCAGCAATTGTAAGATTATCGCCTTCTGATAGTCGTGTAACATGGACACATTCAGCAGGAGAGCAAACTCTTAAATTACAAATTGTTGTAAAAGGTTCAGATAGTGACATTAGTGTTCCTAAAACTTTTTCTTCAAGTGCTATCTATTCAGTTGCTACAGGTGGAAGTGCTTATAGTGTAGAAACATTTACACCTTTTACAATGGAAACTGATCAAGACGAATTAACTGTGATTCATTCTATCCAAGTGCCTCAAGTGTAGGTGATTTAATATGTTAGGTAATGGAACACAAACAGACCCATACATAATTAGCACACCACAAGACTTAAATCTAATAAATAATAATTTAACTGCTTATTATGAATTGGCAAACGATATTGATATGAGTAGTTACGGTAACTTTACACCAATAGGTAGAGCATATCCATTCTTTGGAGGTCATTTGAATGGTAAAGGCTATAAAGTTAGTAACTTATCAATTGTTAGCACAGTAGAATACACAGCCTTTATTGCAAGAACAAATGGCGGTATTATAGAAAATTTAGGATTAGAAAATGTTTATGTTGAATCTAATAACCATCATGTAGGTGGATTAATAGCCTTAAATTCTTTAAGTGAAAGAATTTCAAATTGTTATGTTACAGGTATAGTAAAGCAAACAGTATCATCAAAGTTATATGCAGGTGGATTTGTTGGAAGAAACTATGGTAATGTGAATGATTGCTATTCTGCTTGTACTGTAATTGGTGGTGATAGTGTAGGTGGGTTTAGTGGGGTTATTAATTATGCCAACTCAATAATTAAAGATTGCTATTCAAAGAGTTCAGTAAGTGGTAGTAAAAATGTTGGTGCATTCTTTGGTACTTCTGAAGCAACTGTAATATATGAAAACAACTTCTATGATAGCCAAATTGCAAGTGTAAGTAATTCACCAAGAACAGGTGTGACAGGTAAAACAACAACTGAAATGAAACAACAATCTACTTATACAAATTGGAATTTCAGTACAGTTTGGTATATGGAAGATTATCCTTCATTAAGAATGTTCAGTGATGTTCCAATTTCTAATATAGAAACAATTACCGTAAATTCTTACAGTCTACCCTTTTTCGCAAATGTAGGAAAAAGTCAGAAGTCAGCCAAGCAATTAAATACATTTTCTAATGCTATTATAAGCGATTCAGAGAGGATTCTAGCGACTTCACGCCTTCCTATGACTTATATATCACCTATCAATACAAGCGTCACAAAGTCCTCTAGGAGTGTCAGAAGTAGTACTCAAACTGTAACAACTTTTATCAATCCTATTTCAGCAAGTGTTGAGCGTAAAAGTAAAACATTTGTGAATTTACTATCTCATGTCAAGCCATTACAAGCCGATTTGACAGTTCTATACTCTATGAATGTATTTACACCTAATGCCTATGTGAGTGTACTAGAAAACACTTCTAGCGTTGTCAAAATGGAAAATATGAGTAGTGTTTCTTATGTTGTAAATCCTTCATTCTCGGAGGTGATTAAATGATACTAACAGGTGATACAGTACGATTGAAAGTACATTTTAAAACGTTTGATGGTGTATCAGTTGACCCAACAGACATTAAATTGAAAATTTATGAAACTGATAAAACTTTATATGAGGAAATAACGATTACAGACACCGACAAATTAAGTAAAGGTGTCTATTTTTATGACTATTTACCTGCCAGTGAATTGAACGAATTTATATTCGAGTTTGCTGGCAGTTATAACAACAAACCTATCCTTAGTAGAGGAAAGGTGACTATTTCATTCTATAAATAATCTAGGAGGTTGGAAGAATGTCAGAAGAAATTAGTTTTACCCAAGAGCAAGTTGATCAAATGAAACAAGAATGGGTTGAGCAAGAATTGAATCCAATAGTTTTAGAAAGGGATGAACTTTTACAGTTCAAACCAAAAGATTTAACAGAAGATGAAAAAGCAATTCAAACTAAACAGAAAGAGTTATTTGATAAAGAAGTATCTCTTGAAGTGAAGGCAGCAGGACTTGAAAAATTTGCGGATTTCTTTGTTGTTGAGTCTACTGAACAACTTGCAGAAAAGATTGAAAAGTTTCAAGCAGTCTTACAAGAATACAAAGTGGAAAATTCTTATGTTCCAACAGATCATAAACAAACAAATCCTTATGACAAGTTTGAACAAGAGAAGAACACTAAAGGCATGATTGGTACAAAACTAGCAAACCTGTTTAAGTAAGCACTTTATACATTGTATATGGTGCTTTTTTATATTAAAAAATATTGGGTAGTGACCAACACTAGAGGAGAATTTATATTATGTTTACATCTGATAACTTTACTAAAACTGAACAAATTTCATTATCTAAGGAAATTGCAATTATCGGAGTACAAGCAACACCTTTTACATCTATGTTAATGGCTAAAGGCAACATTGAGAAAGCACTTAGCACAGTTTACACATGGAGAGAAAAGACTCTTGATAATGAGGAAGATTTATCAGCACTAGAAGGTGAGGATACTACTGTATTCTACGAATCTGCTAGAGCAGAACTAAACAACATTCTTGAAATCTTCAAAAAGGGTGCTTCATTAAGTGGAACTGCAATTGCTATGAAACGTAACCAATTAGCAGAAGAAGTTAATGACCGTTTACTTGAATTGAAAATCAACATGGAGAAAAAATTCATTAATGGATTAAAAGCAGATGGTTCTGCAACACCTTTCAAACGTCAATTATCAGGTCTTATTGAGATGGCAGACCCTACTAATGCAGTTAGTGTAACAGGTTCAATTACAGAAGAAAAAGTAAAGGAAGTTATGCGTAATCTTTGGAATCAAGATTTAGCAGAGGGTACAGTATATGCTTTCCTTAATGCTGATTTAAAGGAACAAGTTGATAACATCTATAAAGAGAAATATGGTTACAACCACGTAACAACTTCTTTCGGTTTATTAGTGGAATCAATCAATACTAATTACGGAAAAGTGAACTTTGTTCTTTCTAAACATGTTCCAGCCGATAAAATTGTTGTATTTAATGACGCTTATGTTGATTTAGTTTATTTACGTGAGCCACACTTTGAACCACTTGCAAAAACAGGTGATTCAGTAAAAGGACATGTAATTGCTGAATCTACTCTTAAAGTAGGTTCTAAGAAAGCAGTAGCAGTTGTTACAGTAACTGCATAATCTATACATAACTATTAAGAGGGTAGGAATTAATTTCCTATCCTCTTTCTATTTAATCTAGGAGAAAAAAAGGATGAACAAAAAGGATGAATATTTCTTAAAACGTAGACTAAAGAAAATATCAATGAATGAGTTAGCAAATTACATTGGTTGTTCTCAATCACTAATAAGTAGATATGAGACAGGTGATTGTGGAATGTCAGATACAAAAATAAAGAGATATAGAGAGTATATAGATTCTAAAAAATAATCGAAAGGTTAGGTGAAAAAATGAAAGAAACATTCGTTATGACCACTTCCTTCTTTTAACTTCGGTACGTTAATTATAAGGGATAATTAATAAATTTTACCGAGGATTAAAAGGAGGAAGTCAAATTCATAATTGAATATGAATTTGATGGTTATTAGGTTTTTACATAAGAAGGTTAGTGGGAGAGTAACTCTTTCACTACAAAATGAAAAAACAATTAAAGGATAAGTTTCCAGAATGGTGTTTTAACAATGAACAAGGACAAAATTCATTAATTCTTACAGATGATTTTGACAGTCTTTTAGGTGCTTCAATTGAAAGGTATGTGAAAGGAAATGAAATTAATTACTTTTACAACTTTGACAGATTATATGTGGCTGATAAATCAGACGAACGAAAAGCAATAGGAATTGATTTAGCATTACACAAAGGAAAGTCATGGTGTAATCATGTTGTAAGAATTGGTGAGAATGACTATGTAAACCCTCAAACAGCAAACATTAACGCACTTCTAAAGGTTCATAAGGGTAATTACATTAAGAAATATGCTATGTCTACTGCATTAACTATGTGGAGTTTTTACGGTTTACCACTACCTAAAACTAAGGAAGGTAAAATGTTACTTCTTTCAGTGGATAGCAGTTTCTTAGGTCATTATAATGATACCTTTAAGCCAATCCATAATTCTTACTTAAAACTTCTAGGCTTTGAAGAATTAATAGACTTACTTAATGAAACAACTAAGTTTGATTATGAAATGCTACAGGCCAAATACAAAACTAAATCCAAAATACAACTAGATAATGATGGTTATTTACATACTAAGTTACCCCTTGCAGAATTGCAGGGGTTTTTTGCATTTCCAATAGAACTACCGACACAACAATTTACATTAAGAAATCAATTTAAATCTTCTATTGGAGATACATACAACACTAAATCTAAAGACCAATTACAAGAAAATATCATAAGTTTTGCATTAACAGGAACTAAGAAATTCAAATATACGGTTGCATAAATCAGGAGGAAATCACATGAACAATAAAAACTTTTTCTTTTGCTATAACAAAGCAGTTTCAGATTTTTTAAAGGATAAAGGGGTTCAATTTATTACGGTTGCAATTGAGCCAAAATCACAAAAGATGTTTTCTCTTTATCAAGTTGATGACAATTTACAACAAGCATTAAACGAATATAAACAACAAAACAAATAATCTAATCCAATATAAAAACTTAAATATAATCGGAGGTTTTACCATGAAATACGAAGAAATCTATGAATTATTACAATACAATAACCATAAAGGATACGAAAGTAATGTATATATGCCAAATGAGATATTTGAGGATTTACAAAATTATATCAAGAATACACCACATATTGCATTTGCTTACTCATATTACTACCTTATCACTTGGTTATATAGATATTGTAAATTTTCATTAAACAATGGTATTAGTAATAGCACAATTAAGGAAATATTAGGTTATAGTGCCGACACTAGAAGTATTAACTATTTGATTAAGAAAAACGGTCTACTTGATCAGATTGAATACACCTCTACAACTAGAGATTTTCCTGTATGGTGGAATGCTGATCAGATTAAGTATGAAGAATTAGAATTTACTTTGGTTAATGAAGTAGATAATGTAAAAGACGAGAATGGGGAAATTAAAAAGCCACGTAATTACAGTTATGAATACAGTATTGAAAAGACATATAGAGATAGTGTTCCGAAAAACTTTACTATTAAATATCCAGAAAAGGCATTTGCAAGATTTGAGGATGAAGAAGGTAAATGTGAAGAAGGAACGTTTTATAAGATTGAATACACTCACAATATCCCTTTTGAAGTATTCATGTATTGTATGAGTAATGATGATATAGGATGTACGGGATTTTATCTGTATGCTTTCCTCAAACATAAAAATGATATATACGGTGACTATGACATTTCACTTGAAGATTTAGCCATTGAAACAGGGATAGCAGATAGAACACTTGATAAATATTTAGGAATGTTGAAAAGTTACAAAATGATAGACTTTACAATCAATCAAGAATTTTTTGCTATTGGCTTAAAGAAAGAAGATAGAATGGCAAATACATACAGCACAAAAGATTATATTGCTTTTAAGGATAAGCCTGAAGCATATGACAAAATTAAAATTGTTAAGAAAAAGGATTATCTTAAAATGCTTGAAGAGGAAGAAGAGAAAAAGAAAATTGTATGGGGTGAAAAAATTGATATTGCATTGGAAGATTTACCTTATTAAAAATCAATTTTTTAACACTGTACTTTTTTGCGGTACACTTAATAGCACAGTGTAACGTTTGCTGAAAGTGTTAAAGTTTACGTTTATAACAATTAAATTTTATATATTATTAACTATTACTCTATTAACTATTACTCTATTAACTATCAATTATTAACTGTTCTATTCTGTATACCGCAAATAAATACATTATTGAAAATCATAAAAATTATTAAGTGGGCTAGGTCTAACCTAGTCCTTTTTTCTATTCTATAAAACAATCCAGGAGGAATTTATTATGAAATTATTCAAACGTCAATCTAAAAAAGAAGTTATTCGTGTAATGAAAGAGGAAGTACAAGAACTAAAAGATACAAAAGAAATATTTGTAGATATGAGAACTAATATTGAAAATATGCAAAAAAGTGTAGATGAAATGATAATGCGAACAAAGTTTATGGGTCTGTTACTTGATGAAGCAAAAGGAATATTAAAAGATATGCGAGAAAAACGTGAGCAACGTGAAAAAGAAGGTAAATCTCAATGAATATCTATGAAGCGTTGAAACAACTCAAAGGATGGAAGAAGGCAGAGTATTTCAAATGGAAACATGATATTCGTTATGATCAAACTCTTCCTCAAAAGACAGAAGAAGAATTTTTAAAAATGATTGGCAATAAGACTATGAACGAGTTTATTAAATGGGAACGTACTGCCGAGTATAAGCAACTACTAGCGATTTACTTAGATAGTTGTATTGCTAATGATTTAGATGAAATCTATAAGAAAGTATCTGAATTAGCCAAAACAGGAGAAACACAAAGTGTAAAATTATTCCTCCAATTACAAAGGGATATATCAAATTATGCAAAGGCAGCCGAAAAAACATTTAGTGTAGATGAAGAAATAATTGAAGAAGATGATGATTTAGAAATTTGAGAGGTTCATTGTGAACTTCTCTTTTTTATGTTGGGGGTGAGAAAATGACAACGAAGATGACTAAACAACAAAAACTGAAAATGATAATGGATGACTTTACACTGTTTGCCAAAAATTTTGTTTATATCATTGATAACAATAATGAGAAGGTTAAATTAGAACTAAATACCGCACAGTTAGAGTTAAATAACCTTATGAATAAGAATCGTTTTGTAATCGTTTCTAAGGCTCGACAAGGTGGTATATCTACTTTCACACTTGCTAAGGCATTATGGAGAGCGTTGAGAAATGATAATGAAAATATTCTTATAGTTTCCTATAAATTAGATTCATCAAAGGCATTATTTGAAAAGTTGAAAACTATGCAAGAGTGGTTACCTAGAGACAAATATCCTGATTTATTCCCTAAAGTTAGAAGGGAAAATAGGGATGAAATATTCTTTGATAATGGCTCTAGGATTAGTTGTATTGTTGCAGGTAACAAGTCTATTGGTCGTGGTAGTACATACAGTTACATTCACTTATCAGAGTTTGCCTTCTATGGTAAACAAGATATGCAATTATTGTCGGCTGAACAGTCCCTTATGAAAGGTGATATTAGTCAATTAACCATTGAGACAACTTCTAATGGTATCGGAAATAAGTATTATGAATTGTTTATGTCTGCATGGAAGGGTAATTCGAAATATAAAGCAATGTTTATTCCCTTCTATCATGATTTATATAAGAAGCAATTCAAAAATGACCATGACGAAGCCGAGAAATGGTACAAGGAAGATAATAAAGGTAAACGGTTATCTGTAGCAGATTTAGAGCCAGAAGAGAAGATATTACATAAAAGTGGTGCTAATTTACGTTTCCTAATGTGGAGAAGATACAAATTACTTGATATGGATTTACAAGACTTTCAACAAGAGTATCCTTCAAATCCAATGGAAAGTTTCATTAGTACAGGGTTAAGTGTCTTTGATCAATCTAAGGTATTAGAGAGGATAAATTATCTACTTCCACCAATTGATAAGGCGATAGTTCAGCGTGAACTAGACGTTACACTTCACAAATATGTGAATCGTGGTTTATATATTTTTCATCTACCTAAACATGGTATGAAGTATTACGGTGGTGTTGATACGTCTGCTGGTGGTGGCGGTGATGATTCTACAATTTCATTATTTAATTCAGATGGTCAACAGGTGCTTAGTTTCTACAATAACAAAGTGCCTGTTTATTTATTTGCGGAAATAGTAAATGAGATTGGTAGATTGTACAACTATGCGTTTCTTTGTGTTGAAAGAAATAGTTACGGTTCTCCATTATTAGAGCGTTTAAGAAGAGATTACAATTACATGAATCTATATAAACAAAAAATGTTTGATCAAAAAGGTAAAAAGAAAATGCAATTAGGTTTCATGACAACAGTAGCAAGTAAGAGTGTATTAATCAGCGACTTCAAAGAGCAATTTGAACGAGGTTTGATAAATATCGAGTGTAAAGAAACACTTCAACAAATGCAGATATTCCAAGAGTCGGATGGGAAGATGGGTAACAAAAAAGGTGAAAAGAATCATGATGACTTAGTTATTTCTTCTGCATTAGCAGTTCAAGGAATGAAAGTTGGTAAATGGTACGTGGATATAGCAGGTTAGGGTTTAAATGCACCTAACCTTATTTTTATTATAAGGGGGAATTACTGTGAAAAGTGAACTACAGGATAAGTTGGAAACTTATTTGAAACTATATCATGAGAATCGTTCTGAATGGTTCTTAGATGAAATAGGAATGGTAAGCCAACAACAAAGAGTAAATAAAATAAATGACTTAAAAGAGTATTTAAACGGTGATCATGCGATATTACATAGACCTAATGAAATGTACAATGGCAAAGAGTTTAAGCCGAGAAAGATTGTTCTTCAATATGCTAAGACGTTGTTAAACTTCCAAACTGCATACTTATTACAAAATACTATTACATTGACAGGTAAAGAGAATATTGTTTCTGATTATCAAAGGGTAAATAAGAAAGGTAAATATGACCGTTTGAATATATCCATTCTTGATAAGGTAAATAAATATGGAATCTGTGCTGAATATATCTTTATGGATAAGGGAGTTATTAAAAGTAAATTAATTGATCCTTCTGCAAGTTATCCAATATACGATAATGAGAATAATTTGATTGCGTTCATTGAAGCATATGTGCAAGACGCAGTTAGTTATTATACTGTGTTTACAGATGAAGTTGTATATAGTTATAACAATCTAGGTGGTAAATTACGTTTAGTAGGTCAGAATCCTAATATCAGTGGACTACCTATTGTATATCATAATCAAAATGAATTGAGTGCTACAGAAGGTAGAAGTGAATTAGAGGATTGGATTAGTCTATTAGATTCAATGGAAGATTTAATTAGTAAGTTTACCGATTCATTCTATAAACATCATAATCCTATTCCAGTAGCCATTGGACAACAATTAAAAGGTGAAGGTGTATCGGCTAGTGTTGTAGGTCAGGGTATCCAATTAGATGATGGTAGCGACTTTAAGATGGTTAGTAATCAATTAGATTATCAATCATTTAATACTATCTATAAGACTCTAGTACAATCACTATTAGACATATCACAAACACCTGCTGTTAGTATGAACAAGACAGATATATCTAATCTAAGTGAGGTTAGTATAAAGTTATTGTTCTCATTGGCTAATATTAAAGCAGGTATGAATGAACAGTTTATGCGTGATGGCTTGGAGCAAAGATTCGATAAGATTAGAACATTGTTAGCATACAAAGGTGTAACGTTCAGTGAAGATGATTATGAGAGTTTAGATATTGTGTTCCAATATGCTATGCCTTCAAATGATAAAGAGATTATCGAGAACATTAAGGAATTACGTCTATTAGGTGGATTGAGTTTAGAAAGCCTACTGTCACATAGTCCGTATACAAGTGATGTGCAAATGGAGTTACAAAGGCTGAATGAAGAAGGTAGCCAAGTGAAGGATAAAACAAAGGTAGCAGAGAGTTAATTCAATTCATGTTTAGTTTATTAGAAATGTTGATATGACAAGGGTGAGAGGGTAAAGTGATATATTGAAACTTTCGCTCTTGTTATGCAACGGTCAGCGAGCCAGCCAAAAAAAAAGGGTGGAGATGGGTGAAAATTTCAAAAATGTCAAGGTTATTTACTTTACGCCTAATCTATTCATTTTCTATGCATTTAAACAACTTAATAAAAGAAAGTTTTTATACAGTTTTTAGAGTGTAGGAAGGCTTGAAAACGTTGATATATCAAGGGTGCATAGATAATGAATATCGGATAATTTTTAAAGGTCTACAAACGCTTATATATCAATGTTTTATTATTACATCATTACGTGTAATCTATATTTTACGTAATAATGTTGAATATCTATGCGTTTTATATACAGTCCTATCAATGCATATCAACGTATATAAATACCCCTAATTAGCAAAATGAGTCCGCAGCATACTAAATTTTTCACACCGATAAGTATTTAGTTTTTCCCTCCTGCTAATAATTAGGTTGGGAGGTGCTTCAATGAATCTATTGCATAAGGAAATGATAATTGAATTAAAACGTCAGGTAATCGGTATTATGATTAAAATAGATCATGATAATTTATATACTAAAGAACAAACCCTACGTGATTTAAAAGATATTCTTAGCACTCTTGATGATGAAGATAAACATGTTAAGTATCTTGAAGGAAATCATTCCCATGTGTCGAATTAAGTAGGTATATGGGAGGTGGCATTGTGTATAAAGAAGTAAGTACAGAAGTCAAAGAAATAATTAAGAAGTACGAATATGATAGAAGTATTAAAAAATATAACTTTAAACATTTTTTTAATACTGGTGACAATATCTTTCGTAAAATAACAACAAAAAGAGATGTTGAGATTGCACAAAATCATGTAGTTTCTAGGATTAATGAATATAAAAATGCAAAGTATCGTTTAGTTGAAGAGGATATTCTTGATTTAGAAAGATCCATTGGAGAGTATGAAATAGCAGTTAAGAAAGTACTTCAATGTTATAGTCATGCTAATTTCGATTTTGACTATACTGCTGAAGAATTACAGGAATTAATTGATAATATCTTTAAATATCATGAAAAACTAACAGAAGTTTCAATGAGAAAAGCGTTTCAAGATTAAACAGGGAGAATAACTCCTTGTTTTTTACTTTTTAGAGAACAAATAAGTCCTTTATATAGTTTTGTGTGGTAATATTTAACTATACTATGTAGGGGGGATTTATTGTGTTGGATAAAATACTTAAGATAAATGTCAATGTTAGGCTTTTTTGTTTATTGATTATTATTTTTGCTTCAATGTTTATAATTCCTAATGTCCCAGATGAATTTACACTAATATTTATATTACTTCCATTAGGTGCAGTTGGTTTTCATATTTATACAGTTTCAGAAGGAGTTAAGAAATCCTCTAACGAAATAATTGATTTTAATAATAATTTTATAAAAAACTCAGGTATTGTATATGATGATTATACTTTTAGTGATGACGGTGTGAGCGGAATTGCTATTAGTGAGAAAGAGAACAAATTATATATATTTAAGCGAACAGAGTTAAATAAAGATTATCAAATTGTAAAATTCAACTTTAATCAGGTAGTTGAAAGTGGAATAGTTGAAGATGGTCAAACGTTAACTAAAACCTCTAAGAGTGGATTAGTTGGAGGTTCATTATTAGGTGGGGCAATTGCAGGTGGATTTGGGGCAGTAGTAGGTGCTATGAGTGCAAATAATACATCTACTGAACAAGTTAAAAGGTTATCATTATCTATTGTAGTAGATAATTTAATGAATCCTGTTCATGATATTGTCTTTTTAGTTAATACTCAACAACCATATTCAAAAGACAATCCACTTTATAAAACAGCATTTGATAAATGTAATTTATGGCATAAAAGAGTAAGTGTAATTATTAAAAGAAATGAAAAGTTAAATGAATCAGTATGAAGAAGTGCCATTTTCGGCACTTTTTTTATTTGAAGAAAGGAGTGTGACCAATGCAACAATATCAATATGACGCTATGTATAAAGTGAAATATCATGATTTTATTAAGCAGTTTAGTGGATATGTCAGTGAATATTTATCTAATGATTTCATTAGTAAGATTGACCATCAAGAAATTAAACATTCTACAGGCGGTCATTCTTATTTACATGGCTTTCATAAGCAATATGGTAATCAATTTAGAAGATACACATTAGATCAGAATGGAAAATGGTTTGAGGTTACTAAATCTTGGTATGTTGGATTAGGAAATGAAGTAACAGAAGATACAGTTAAGGCATTTATCATTGATATTTACCACGAATACTACATGAACAAGGAGGATTAACAATGACAAACTTACAACGATTACTATTAGAAGTAAAAGGTATTAATCTATCACAGGATGAATTAATCGTTTACCTTATGGAAGCAGATTTAAACCCACATTCAGAATACAATCCTCAATCAGCCACCTCTAAACGTAACATTTACCGTTCAGCACTATCTATTCTTGAATCAATTGCTAATAATCCAAGTACAATGAAGAATTACAAAGAGGATGATATGTCTGTTTCAGATTTTGCAGATAATATTCAATCACGTATAGATCAATTAGAGCGTAAAATCAGAACAATGAAAACAGATGACTCAGATAGTAATTTCTTTATGCTATTTAACTCTTAATGAAAGGGGGATATAGATGTTTAATCCTTTTGAAACGAATACAAATGACGTTCAATTCTTGCTAGATAACGCTGGAAAAGATATTTTGATAAATGGAGAAACAAAAAAGGCGTTGATTACTAATCCTTCTATTAGTGAAGCGGAAGAAAGATATATCCATACACTTTTAAGCGTTTCTAGGGGTGATTTGATTGAATTAGAAGGTGATAATTACTTAGTTATCACTGAATCAGTCAATAAGCGAAATTCTAAGTTTAAAGCCCTTATTCGTCATTGTAATTATGAAATAGAAGTTGCAGGTGAAACTACAAGGGTAATTGTCGGTTATAATCAATTCGGGGAGCCAATATATGAGGATATAGTTGGTAAGCCTTCTTATGTACCTTCAATAGTAGATAAGAATAGTTTTTCAGTAAGTGAACCTAGTGCTATTAGATTGCCAGATAATCAAATTAGTGTAATTGTTCAAGGTAATGATACCAACAATGAGAAGTTTACGGTGAATTTTCAATTTACTGTGATGGGTTCAGAATGGAAGGTTATTAATAGAGATTTTACTAAGAATGGACTGTTAATATTAATCTGTGAAAGTGTTTAG